CGGTAGCGATCACAGACAAGTACAAAGAGGCCGCAGCGGAAATACTCTACGAAGCGATTGACGAGAACCCAGACACAGCGATCGTTGTGTTGTTCTGGAAAGATCGTGGGCAGTTCAAGATCAAGACAAGTGCTACGCAAGACCGACTGCAACTGATCGGTGCGCTGACTGAAGCACTGCACAAAGTTGTTAATGATGGATATACATCATGACTGACAGAGAACTGATGCAGCAGGCGTTGGAGGCGCTGGAGATCGTGACTGCCGACGTAAAGACAACGCCGAGCGCATATGAGGCACAGCGCCAAGCCATCACCGCCCTGCGCGCTGCCATTGAGCAGGCTGAGAAGCAGGAGCCGTTCGGATATTTTCAGTACGCGCTGCATTTTGATGCGTGGGTACAGAACCGTGACAGCAACGAAGGCGTTCCGTTTTACACCGCACCTCGTCAATGGGTCGGTCTGACGGATGAGGAGCGTAACAATCTTTGGCGAGATGTCATTGGCTGGGGCGATCCATCACACGATGACGAAGATTTAATGAAGGCCACCGAATCCAAGCTGAAAGAAAAAAACACATGACAGGATTCGGGTTGGCCCCAATAAAGATGGAAGGCGGTATCGCTGATCCTGACGGGTTTGTTTGGGAGTGCAACTGCGAAGACTGCCAAGTTAGGTATCAAGAGTGGAAAGAGGCTTTTGATAAACAGCAGAAACAACTTGAGGAGAAGAACACGTGAAGACACAAATCGTAGAGGTCGTTACTTTGATTAAACAGACACGAGAAGAGGCCATTACCCTGGCGTATGAGATCGGGGGCGGGGAGGTGCATGCGCTGCATATACAGCGTGGCTTCGGCATGCCCGCAGAGCAACCGGTGGGATACCTTGTTCAACCCTTGAAATCACATTCAAAGACAAAGCCTGTTCAGCAAGGATATGCGTTTGCGCAAAAGGAGTCTGAAGATGAACGAGAACAAAGTTGAAAGCGGCACGCATTTCGTTGGTTTGGCCAAAGAAATTACAACCAACCGCGATGAGTTTCAGGGCGTGATCGTTGGGCGACACATTGGCGGCAAAAGCATTGTGTTGCTGACGTCCATGGCTGACCTCGCAGAAACGCGAGAGATGCTGTACATGGCGTTGCGGGCGTTGGAACACGCGGAAGAAGAGGCCGCTGGGGCTGTAAAGCACTGAGGTAAACATGCTAAACCTACGCGATTACCAGAGCGCGACTCTGGATGCGCTGCGAAATGGGTTTGTGGATGGCCATCACGCACAGATCCTGTACGCACCGACGGGCGCCGGAAAGACAGAGATGGCGATTGCTTTGCTTAATGCGACGCGAATCAAGGGCAACCGTGCGGCCATGATCTTGGACCGGGTGATTCTGTGCGACCAGACAAGCCAGCGGCTGGAAAAGTACGGCATCGAGCATGGCGTGTTGCAGGCGGGGCACTGGCGGCACAGACCCTGGGAGCAGCTACAGGTATGCAGCGCGCAAACATTGGAAAAGCGCGGGTCATTCCCTGGACTAAGCCTGTTGATCGTTGACGAGGCGCACGTCATTCGTAAGCAGACGGCTGAGTTCATCAAGGCAAACCCTGAGATCAAAGTGATTGGCCTGACGGCCAGTCCGTTCACGAAGGGGCTAGGGCAGATCTATAGCAATGTTGTGTCGACGGTTACGACGCAGCAGCTGGTGGAGCAGAAGGTTCTGGTGCCGTTGCGTGTATTCATTGCTAAAGAGATCGACATGGACGGCGCCAAGAAGGTTGCCGGCGAGTGGTCTCAGGCTGAGTCTGAGAAGCGCGGCATGCAGATCACGGGCGACATTGTTGCGGAGTGGATAGCCAAAACGACAGAAATCTATGGCGGCCCGCGCAAAACGATTGTGTTCTGTTCGGGCGTGAACCATGGTGCCGATCTTGCCAAGAAGTTTGCAGAGCATGGCTACAATTTTGTGGCCGTGAGCTATCGCGATTCGGATGACTACAAGCGCGAAGTGATTGAAGAATTCTCAAAGCCCGACACAGAAATACACGGGCTGATTGCGACTGACATCCTGACCAAAGGGTTTGACGTGCCGGACGTGACGATTGGCGTATCGGCGCGGCCCTTTTCAAAGTCCTTGTCGAGCCACATCCAGCAGATGGGCCGGGTGATGCGGTCATCGGAGGGCAAAGAGTTTGCGCTTTGGTTAGATCATTCAGGCAACTACCTGCGTTTTCGGGATGACTGGGAGGCGGTGTACAGCGGCGGCGTGATAGAGCTGGATGACAGTAAAGAAAAGCCCAAGCGGGAGCCGACCACAGACGAGAAGGCCGCAGCCAAGTGCCCAAAGTGCGGGGCGCTGTGGCCGCAGGGGTCGGATACCTGCTTGGCTTGCGGTCATGTGCGACAGAACAAGAGCATGGTTCAGAACGTGCCCGGTCGGATGGAAGAATTGGCCAGCAATATTGCTACCGGGTCGATCTCGAAGCAGCAGTTCTGGTCGCAGCTGATGCACTACGTGCTGTATCAAGGCAAGTCTCGGGGCTGGGCGGCGCATACATACCGCGAGAAGTTTGGAGCGTGGCCGCGTGGGTTATCTGACAAGCCAGAACCGCCGGGCAAAGAGGTCGAAAAGTTTATTAAGCACCGGCTAGTCGTCTACCTGAAGCGCAGAAAGGTAGCCTGAGTGTCAAACCCTATCCTGTGTAGGATTTAGCAATGGATCTAGTTTCATTTTGCCGGGCGCACGGCATCCTGATTGATAGCCTGCCGCCTGTTGGAATATGGAAGCGATACCCGACGGACGATCACCCTCGAAAGCGTAACGGTGCGGTGAAGTACATGGGCACGCATGCGTTTGTGCAGAACCATGCGACCGAGACGGCAATATCAGTATGGAAACCGGACGGCCAAGTCGATACAGACAGGTTCCGCCGGATGAACCAAGACGCAGAAGCGCGTCACCGGATGGCCCAAGAGCGGGCGGCAGAGAAGGCGCGATTCATTCTGTCGAAGTCGGCGCCGTTCGAGCATCCATATCTGGCGGCCAAAGGGTTCCCGAAAGAGCGGGGGCTGGTCTACCAGTCGGATGATCTGCTGCTGGTCGTACCGATGCGGGTGGCCGGGCGGACGGTTGGGTGCCAGTTGATCGCGCCGGACGGAAGCAAGCGCTTTCTGTTCGGCCAGCGCACGTCGGGCGCTACGCATACGCTCGACGCAAAGGGGGTGCATGTGCTTTGCGAGGGTTACGCCACGGCGCTATCGGTACAGGCGGCGTTGCGGCAGTTGAAGATCGCGTATCGTATCCATGTCTGCTTTTCGGCGGGTAATCTGGTCAAGGTTGCATCGGCGTTGCCGGGTGGCGTAGTGGTTGCAGACAATGACGCAAGCCAGACGGGACAGAAGGCGGCCGAGGCTACCGGATGGCCCTATTGGGTCAGCGATAGCCCCGGAGAGGATGCGAACGACGCGCACAGGCGTCTAGGTTTGTTCAGGTTTTCTCAGTCGATGGGGGCGGTGTTTCGCGCAGCGCAGTCGAAAGTGTCTGATAAAAGCGCCACTTGGCGATAATCGCAGGATCTTCACGCGGTGGCGTCCATCCATGCTCGCGCCATGTCTGCTCGACGTCGGTCGTCTTTTTGTAGGGTTTCATTGCCCGACCTCCTCAAGAATGTTCCAGTAGTCGTCAAGCGCGTCTTGCGTTGATTCGCCCTGCCAGATCCACGCAACGTCGCATTCAGGGTAGGCGTTAAGGCACTGCTCCTCGGCGTGTTCGGTATCGTCAGCCCAACATAGAAAGCTGAAAGGTGCGTCTGCGGGCGCCATGATAGCCTCGATGCGGTATAAAACAATGAACGGCTTCATTCTGCGGTCTCCAGTTTGGCGCGGATTAATCGCGCGAGCTTGATCGAGTCCATTGCGTGGACGTTGGGCACCAATATTGGCGGTTCAGGGATGTCCCAGTGGGCGCCCTCCTGCATGATGGCCGGCTGGCCGGACGGCAGGCTGTACAGATGCCAGCGTGTCGGTGCCATTGCTGCGCGCAGTTGGTCGTGCTGTTTGCGTGCTTGGTTGATTAGGTTTTCGGTGTCCATCATTTAGCCTTCCATGCCCGGCACGGGCGCCGGCTTAGGTAATAGTGGGCGCGGGGATCGGCCATGCAGTATTCGGCCAGCATAGCGCGTGCTTCGCGCAGGGTCTCGAATTCGTCGACTGTTTCCAGGTATCGCGAATCTTTGCGTTGTACGTAAATCATGCTATCCCCGCCTTCCAGAAGTTCGCAAGCTCGGTATGCTCCAGCAAATTAAGCGTTTCCGTGTATTCGGGGCCATCGTCGCAAAGCGTGTATGTATAGCGTGCATCCTTGCCTGCCTCATTCGGCGACCATCGCACAAAATCGTGGAACAGCCCGCGCAATATTGGGTTGGGGTCCGATCCGGCCTCTTGTACTAGGTGCCCGCGCTCATAACGTGCGGCGCGGAGTGTGGCGCCTGCGCGGTAGGTGTCTGGCAGGTCGCAGGATATGCGGACGATGACACCGGATGACAGGCGGATGAAAAAATAGAACTTGACGGTGACGCCATACCCGGCGCCCTGGGCGGTGTCCAGATTAAACACGCATTCTGAACCCTCGCCCGCGTCTGCTTTGGCGCGTGCGCGTGCGGGCAAAAGATCGAGCGGCACGCGGTACAGGCAACCGTCGCGCAGTTCTACTGTCGGGATGATGAGCGGCGCAAACTGTCGGATGATGTTTGCAACGGCGGTCGTGTCCGTGGCGCGATAGGTAGCCCAGTAGTGCCCCGAATAGGCCAGCATGACGGTATTCGGCGGCATGGGCAGTTGTTCGGCAATGGCAAGCTCGCGCTCGGCCTTGGCTATTTCGGCGGCGTGCCGGTCGCGCAATTGTTCAAGGGTTTGCATGTTCAAGGTCTCCAGGTTAACGGCGCAAGGCGCGCCCGCGAGCCCCCGTAGGGGCTGGCGGTCGGGTCCTACGGTTGGAAGTTGGGTAGCGATCGAATCCACGCGTCGCCACGAGTGTGGACGTCGCGCACGTCAAATTGAATGCCGGCCTCACGCAGTGCGCGGACGTAGCGCGGCGCGTCGCAGTCCTCCTCTAGCCAGACGAGATCAGGGCCGTCTTGGTAAGAGTACGCGCTAACTTTGTCCAGTAAACCAAAAATCCGCAGGTGCTGGCGGTCGGCTGCGAGCCAGCCGTGGCCGGGGTCTTGCACATAGTCGAGCGTGAGCATTATTCGGCCTCCTGTACATAATCTTCCAGCGCCGTGACGAGCCCGTCAAAATCTTCGGACGGGCCGAGCATGGCAGCGAGCATGTACACGGTCGAACGGTCGACGCCGGTCTCATCAGACAGTGCGTCGAGGTATTCGCGGCGTGAGTGATGCGGTAGATAGTCAAGCATTGCAAGGTCTCCAGGTTATGCCCAGTCGGGCGGGTCAGAAAGTGATGCGGCGGCGTTCGAGCTTTTCGACTCTATCGCCCCAAGATTCCGCGCGGTAGCGGCCGGCCCAGTGCGTAATTGTGGGCGCGTACGTATCGCCCGTGTTGAGCCATGTTAACCATTGGCCGTCGGATGCTTGCGCTCCCTCAATGCCATGCGTACCGGCTAATTCGTCCAAGGCCGTCATGCGGAGGTCCGTGGTCGAGGGCGGGTGGTAACACTCGCGGATGCGGGCCTCGCATGCCGGGAGGTACTCCAGCCATGAGCGGGACGCTTCGAGGATGCGGCGGGCCTCGGGTGCGCGATCGCCAAATACGGCGCGAAGGGATTTGATGCTTGGTAGCATGTTCAAACCCCCTGAATGCGGCGGGCGACGAGGCGCCCCCAAATATTGTGGATCTCGGCATGCGGGCTGCAATATTGCAACCAGTCGAGGGCGTCGGCTCTGGTCCAGGCGCGGCGGCGGGTGCCGTAATCGTCAGTTATCAGGTACATGTTCAGCCTCTCTGAAGGTAAGCGTTGCGCCATTCGGTCAGCGCGTTAAATACAGCCTGACGAGAGCCGCGCAAGCCGAACTCGGACTTGATGATTGAATAGGCGCTGCGGCCACGGTGTCGCATGCCTAGAAGTTCCAGGCGTAGCATCTGGCGAAGCGCTAGCAGGCGGGCGGCTTCGATGGCGGTCGGGTCTGTGATGGTCGTCATGGTCAAGGTCTCCAGGGTTACACGTTGCGCGCGACGTAGGTCGTGACGGCGAGGGTCCGACGATCCGCGATACGCGCGCGGGACCAACCGAAGCTATGCCCGCAACAGTCGTGCTCACAGTGGCAGCGCCAGCGCATAGTGTGCTCGGCAGCGAGCGCGGCTTGTTGCCGTTGCGCGCGGGTCAGGCCGCGGGGCAGGATTAGCCGGGTTGTATGCTGGCTTCGGAAGTCGATGCCGTCGCCCTCCTCGTCGCGCGTTACGCGCGGGGCTAGTGCTTTGACCGTGCATAAATAGTCGTCGGTCACGGCGTCGTAAAGGTGCAGTTCGCGGGGCATGGTCAAGGTCTCCAATATTGCCCCCTGGCGGGGGCGGGTTTTCATCTCAGTTGTGACCGCGACTCGCGGCAAGGGCCTCGGCCTCGATTGTTTTCGCCCAATGCCCGCTATCCATCAGCGCGATATTGGCTATGGTTTGCAGGGCGTTGCGCATCCGTTTGTTTTCATCGTACAGCCGTCGCAGTTCGGCGGCGATGTACGGGGCGAGATACAGTTTCGCGTTGATCGGATCTTCCAGTTGTTCGGCGTATCGAATGGCTTGGCTCATTTGCTTTGTTCCTCGTTGTTTATCAGTTTTACAGTTACAGGTCAGCGAAGCGAAGCGATACAGTGCACTCAGAGTCAAGCCCAAAACCGCGCTTCACGTAGTGCTCGACAGTCTCAGTCGTGCCGTCGATATAGATGGCGCCTTTGCCGAGGTAGCGCCTTAACAGTGCGCGCTGATCGGCGGCGGGGAGTCGGACCTTGACGCGGCCAAGGGGCGAGCCCGTGGCGTCGGTCAAGTACAGTGCGAGTCGTGCTGCGGTGTCGTGCATCGTCGGTCTCCGGTTAGTCAGTCAAAATTGCTGGTCCTACACCCTGAGTGCATAATAGATTCGTGCCAACCCTCAAAAAAGCCTTATAAATCAACGCCTAGTGTTTTCCCCTATCTGGCCGGATATACAGTAAACCGGGATTCAGGCATGGAGCGTGCTTGCGTGTTCCTGGTATGTTCCGGTATGCTCGGGCCCGTGTTGAATAGCCCGAAGGGCATCAGACCATGCGTCGATCCGAGATAAAGCAAGCACTCGAACAGATACCGGACCAAGCATTATTTGGCCAAGCTGCCGAAGGGCTAACGCCCAAAATGCGGAAGTTTGCGAGAGAGGTCGCCAAAGGGAATAGCAAAGCGGAGGCGTACCGGCGAGCGTACAACCCAAACCCAGCGCCCAGCACTATCGTCACAACGCCATACAAGGTCGCTAGCGATCCGAGAGTGCAGCGCGAAATAGAGGCGTATCAGGTGGCATTGGCGGCGCAGGAATATCGAACCCCTGCGGCTTTGCGCTCCCTGGTAATCCAATCCCTCACTGAGACGCTTCTATCCGAGGACACGCCCCCGGCGGTACGTGTCCAGGCGGCTAAGGTGCTGGGGACTGTGACCGAAGTGGCGGCATTCACCGAGCGGCGAGAGGTGACGCGCATCGACAATTCGCAGGCTGCGAAAGACAAATTACTCAACGAGATCAAGGACATGATGCGAACCGTTGACGCTCCGGCTGCGGATGCGGACTCGCTGCTTGCTGAATTGGCCGGTCCGGACCCCCACCGTGACCCACCCCCCCAAATTGACGAGCCGACGCACCATGGCGACGTACATACTATTCCCCACAGTGAATCACAATCCGAAGGGGGGGTAGAGAAAAAAAGCAATATTGCTTTTTCGGTAGATATAGAAGACCCCCCGGTAGATGGTACCAAGGGAGGAAATGGTGGGTAGGGTATTGATTAATAAGGGGATGTCGAGGGTAAGTGGGGATAGGGATGGGTGTTTGGAGGGTATTGTGAGTCCGGCGCAGAGGGAAGTATTTTTGATTATTGATGAGTGGTGGAAGAAGTATGGGTTTAGCCCGTCGTTGAGGGATATAGCGTATGTGAGGGGGAAGATGGGGTTGGGGAATACGAAGGAGTTGGTAGATAGGTTGGTGAGGTTGGGGGTGGTGAAGAGGGTTGAGGGTAGGGGTAGAACGGTGCGGCCGGTGTATATCAACTTCAGGAACCTAGAATGATGCAGTGCACCATATTTATGGATATAAACCCCGTGTTTTGCGGCACTTTTTATTGCAGTGCAACATGAAGTTAGATGATTTGATTAGTCGGCTTGACCCGGCGGATTATGAGAAGTTGCTGAGTCAGGTTGAGGAGTACAAGCTTGCTTTGATGAGGGAGCGGGCGAGTGCTTCGTTTATGGAGTATGTGAAGCAGGTGTGGCCTGGGTTTGTGCATGGTAGGCATCATGCGGTGATGGCGAAGAAGTTTGAGGATATTGCGAGTGGCAAGTTGAAGAGGTTGATTATTAACATGCCGCCCCGGCATACGAAGAGTGAGTTTGCGAGTTATTTGTTGCCGAGTTGGTTCTTGGGGAAGTATCCGGGGAAGAAGGTGATTCAGACGTCTAACACGGCTGAGTTAGCGGTTGGGTTTGGCCGCAAGGTGAGGAACTTGGTGGGTAGTGAGGTGTACGCGAAGATTTTTCCGGGTGTGAGTTTGAGGCAGGACAGTAAGGCGGCTGGTCGGTGGGCGACGAACCAGAACGGGGAGTATTTTGCTATTGGTGTTGGGGGTACGGTGACGGGTAAGGGTGCGGACTTGTTTATTGTGGACGATCCGCATTCTGAGCAGGAAGCAAGGTTGGCGGCTGGGAACGCTGACGTTTTTGACAGTGTGTATGAGTGGTATGAGAGTGGACCTAGGCAAAGGTTGCAGCCTGGGGCGGCCATTGTTGTTGTGATGACGCGCTGGGGTGCGAGGGATTTGACGGGCCGGGTGATTGATCGGGCGGCTCAGTTGGACCGGGCTGATGAGTGGGAGGTAATTGAGTTACCTGCAATAATGCCCTCGGGTAAACCCTTATGGCCTGAATTTTGGTCGTTGAAAGAGCTGGAGGCGTTGAGGGATGAGTTGCCGCCGGCCAAGTGGAATGCGCAGTATCAGCAGACGCCGACGGCTGAAGAGGGTGCGATTGTAAAGAGGGAGTGGTGGCAGACGTGGGAGAAGGATGAACCTCCCAGGTGTGAGTACATTATTCAGAGTTGGGACACGGCGTTCACGAAGAGTGAGAGGAGTGACTATTCGGCGTGTACGACGTGGGGTGTGTTTTACAAGGATGAAGACCGCAATGATGCGCACATTATTTTGTTGGATGCGTTTCAAGAGCGGATGGAATTTCCGGAGTTGAAGGCCAAGGCATTTGAGTATTACAAGGAGTGGGAGCCGGATTCGTGCGTTGTTGAGGCGAAAGCCGCGGGCAGTCCGTTGATATTTGAATTGAGAAGAATGGGGTTAGCGGTATCGGAGTACACCCCGGTGAAGGGAAATGACAAGTTTGTGCGGATGAATTCGGTATCGGACTTGTTTAGAAGCGGGAAGGTATGGAGGCCGTTGACGAGATGGGCTGATGAAGTGGTTGAACAGATGGCTTCATTTCCTAATGCGGCGCATGACGACTTGTGTGACAGCACTACACAAGCACTGATACGATTCCGTCAGGGCGGGTTTGTACGGCTTGATTCTGACGAAGACGATGAACCCATAACGTTCAAGCGCAAGCGCGCTTACTATTAGGAACCATCATGGCGACGAACCTGATTGACAAGGGAATCTATGTAGCCCCGACCGGATTGCAAGAAGAAGACGGGGGCATCGAGATTGAAGTTGAAAATCCGGAAGTGATTACCTTGGCCGACGGGAGCATGGAGATCACCCTGATTCCCGACGAAATCATGGGCGAGGGTTCGTTTGATGAGAATCTAGCAGAAACCTTAGATGAATCTACGCTAAGCAATATTGCATCTGAACTGATTGAACTGGTTGATGCAGACATCCAAGCCCGAAAGGAATGGGCCGAAACCTATGTAAAAGGTTTGCAGGTTCTAGGTTTTAAATACGAAGAGCGGACTGAACCCTGGGATGATGCTTGCGGTGTATTTAGTACGCTGCTGGCCGAGGCGGTTATTCGGTTCCAGGCCGAGACAATGAGTGAAACATTCCCGGCTGCCGGCCCTGTCAAAACCAAGATCCTGGGTGATGTTACCCGGCAGAAAGAGGACGCTGCTGAACGCGTCCGGGCTGACATGAACTATCAGCTTACTGAAAGAATGGTTGAATACCGTTCAGAGCATGAAAGAATGCTTTACAGCCTGGGGCTTGCCGGATCTTCATTTAAGAAGGTGTACTACGATCCCCGGTTAGGCAGGCAGGTATCTATTTACATTCCTGCGGAAGACGTGATTGTGCCTTATGGCACGTCGCATCTGGAGACGGCTGAGCGCGTAACGCACATTATGCGCAAGACCAAGAATGATGTCGATGTCTTGATGGCCAAGCAGTTTTACCGAGATGTTGATCTTGGCGACCCGATTGAATTCTTCACGGATATTGAGAAGGCCAAAGCCGAAGAGGGTGGTTATAGCCTAACCAATGATGAACGTTACGCGTTATACGAGGTACATACAACGTACTGCATTCCTGGGGTAGATGACCCAGAAGACCTGCCGAAGCCCTATGTAATTACAATTGACAAGGGAACTACTAAGGTTCTGGCCATCCGCAGGAACTATGAACCGACGGATAAGAACCACAGACCCCGGCAGCATTTTGTTCACTATGTATATGTCCCTGGGTTTGGGTTCTATGGACTTGGGCTGATTCACATTATTGGTGGCTACGCTCGGGCGGGAACGTCGATCATCCGCCAGCTAGTTGATGCCGGCACATTGTCTAACCTTCCTGGTGGATTGAAGTCCCGTGGATTACGGATTAAAGGCGACGATACTCCGATTGCTCCGGGTGAGTTTAGAGATGTAGACGTACCTAGCGGGACGGTACGGGACAACATCATGACGTTGCCGTACAAAGAGCCCAGTCAGGTTTTGGCAGCTTTGCTTGAGCGGATTACGCAGGAAGGCCGCAGGCTAGGCGCAATCAGCGACATGAATATCAGTGATATGTCAGCTCAAGCGCCGGTGGGAACAACATTGGCGTTGTTGGAGAGGACGCTAAAACCCATGGCTGCGGTGCAAGCGAGGGTTCACTTCGCGATGAAGCATGAGTTCAAGCTACTCAAAGAGTTAATTTCTGAGTATGCAGATGAGCCGTATGACTACATCCCCGAGGGTGTAGATCGTAGAGCGCGGTCAGAAGACTACGCAATGGTGGAAGTAATTCCTGTCAGCGACCCAAATGCCACGACGATGGCGCAGCGGGTTGTGCAGTATCAGGCGGCCTTCCAACTGTCGCAATCAGCGCCGCAGTTGTACAACTTACCGTACCTGCACCGGCAAATGATTGAAGTCCTGGGCCTAAAGAATGCCGACAAGATTATCCCGACAGACGAGGATCAAAAGCCAAGAGATCCTGTGTCGGAGAACATGGGCGCGCTGATGGGCAAACCGATGAAGGCGTTCATCTATCAGGACCACGAAGCGCACTTAACGACTCACCAGTCATTTATGCAAGATCCAATGATTGCGCAGGCGATTGGCCAGAACCCCATGGCAAATCAGATTATGGGTTCGTTGCAGGCTCATATTGCTGAGCATCTTGGTTATGTGTATCGCAAGCAGATTGAAGAGCGGTTGGGTGCGCCGCTGCCTGGGCCGCATGAAGAGATGCCCGAAGAAATTGAAGTTGAGTTGTCGCGGTTGGTGGCAGATGCGGGCAAACAGCTTACGCAGCTGCATCAGCAGCAGGCTGCGCAACAGCAAGCCCAACAAGTCCAACAAGATCCGATGTTCCAATTGCAGCAGCAAGAGTTGCAAATCAAAGCTCAGGACGTTCAGCGCAAAGCCCAGAAGGATGCGGCTGATGTTGATATTGCCCAGAGCAGATTGCAGATCGAAGCGCTGCGTATCGCTGGCCAAGCCGGCAAAGGCTAAACCATGGCAAAAACCGTCTTTGACGTGCTGAATGAAAAACTCGCCGCGCATAGAAACGCGGTTGCTGACTCGCTAGTATCCGGCGCTAGTAAAGACTACGCCGAATATCGAGAACTGTGTGGCTTGATTCGAGGACTAGAGACCGCACAGCGTGAAGTACAAGACCTCGCGCAAAACTATATGGATCTTGACAATGACTGACACTCAGGTAACTGATGCTGAATTTGAAGCCCAACTTCCAAAACCGGTTGGATACCAGCTCTTAATTGCGCTGCCCCAGGTTGAGGATACGTATGAATCTGGTATTGCGAAGGCTGATCGTACCAAGCATGCGGAACGCGTCCTGTCCATGATGGGCGCGGTTATGGATATGGGTGATCTGGCTTATCACGACAAAGACCGATTCCCCACTGGGCCATGGTGCAAGGTTGGTGATTTTGTAATGTTCCGTCCTAACTCGGGTACGCGCTTCGCGGTTAACGGCCAAGAGTATCGACTCTTGAATGACGACGCGATTGAGGCAATTGTTTCCGACCCGAGAGGGGTGACACGCGTATGAGCGAACATATTTCGTACGGTGTGACATCTGACTTTGACTGGTATGAACTAAGCAATATTGCATCCGAGCTTGGCGGCATGGTTGCAAGGTTGCAGCGCGTACTCAAAGTCATTGAACAACGCGAAAAATCCCAACACGAGTACATACATCACTTGCGAAAGCAATGCGATGCCTTGCAGGTGCAGCTAAATAGCCTGCGAAAGGACTGATATGGCATTCCAAAAAGTTGAATTTGAGTTTCCAGATCCGGAAAAGGTCGACAACAAGATTGAAATTGAGCCGGCCAAAGAGGTAACCAACATTACGGAGCCTCCTCCCAAGCTGGAAACCCCTAAATCCGAGCCCGAAGTTGAGATTGAAGTCGTTGATGACACGCCAGAAGCGGACAGAAACCGAAAACCGTCTGCACCGCCCAAGGATGTTGACGATGATGAGCTGGCAAGTTACTCAGATAACGTCAAAAAGCGCATTCAACACTTCACAAAGGGCTATCACGACGAGCGGCGTAAGGCAGAATCGGCTCTAAGAGAGAAAGAAGAGGCGATTAAGTACGCGCAATCGGTGTACGAAGAGAATAAACGCCTTAAAGAGCAGCATGAAAAGAGCCAAGCGGCGCTAATCGAGCAGGCAAAAGCTCGAACGGTGCTGAATTTGGAGAACGCGAAGGAGCGTTACCAAAAAGCGTACGAATCTGGTGATTCTAAAGCGCTGGTTGAGGCCCAAGAAGCATTAATTGCGGCCAAAAATCAGGCTGAAAGGGTGGCTGCGCTCAAACCGCCACCTTTACAAGAGAAACCAGTTGCTGTACAAACACAACCAATCGCTCAAGAAGCGCCAAAAATTGATGAAAAACTGTCAACTTGGCAGTCTAGGAATCGATGGTTTGGAGCAGACGAGGAAATGACCGCCCTCGCTCTTGGGTTGCATCC